GGTAGCGTGACGATCAAGGGTGGATTAAAGACTGAACTTGCTGGCGGTACTTTTGCAGTAACCGTGGCTAATCCGGGCGCTGGTAATCGTTATTACATTAATGGCGTACTACAGCAAACCCTTAATCTCAGAGAAGGGTTCACTTACAAGTTTGATCAATCAGCGTCTAGCAATAGTGGACACCCATTTAGATTCTCAATTACGTCCAACGGAACTCACGCTGGCGGCTCTGAATACACGACTGGAGTTACGACCTCTGGAACGCCCGGTAATGCTGGCGCGTACACTCAAATAGTTGTAGCGGCCAGTGCGCCTACTCTTTACTACTACTGTACTAATCACAGCCTAATGGGTGGGCAGGCCAATACGATAGCGGCTATCGTAGCTAATAGTATTTATTATGTGCAAGGTGACGGCAGTATTTCTACAGTAAGTACATCTCCTGCTGTTAGAATCGGACGAGCTTTCTCGCCAACCAGCATTAATTTGGAGTTTAGTTGATGAGTAAATTAAGTGAATTAATTCCTGCTGGCGGTTCTGCTAAAGAGTTATCTGCCGTAGCTAGTGGTACGCTACCTAATGGTCGGGCTGTTATATTGAATAGCAATGGAACTGTCACTGCTGTTACGGGTGATGGGGCTACCCAAACTGTGGGAACCCCTACATCGGCAGCAACGGGTGCTAATATTGGAGATTGGACAGATGTTGCCTATGATACTTACTCCAATAAAATTATTGCAGTTTATGAGCAGGGGGGTAACGGCTGTTGCAGCGTAGGGACTGTTAGCGGTGATACCATATCATTCGGCACTAGAGTTGTTTTTAATAGTAGCAACGCTAGTTACATAGCAGTGGCTTGTGATGGTAGCACAGGCAAAATAATGATTGTCTTTAAAAGTGATTCTAATAGACCTTACGGAATAATTGGTGTAGTTAGTGGAACTATCATTAATTTTGGGACTAGAGTTACAGCTGATAATGGTGTGATCTTCGGTAATGACGTTGTTTTTGATTCAAACCAAAATAGATTTGTTCACGTTTATAAAGGTAACAATCAAGGTGGCCCAGTAGCTATCATCGGTACTGTGTCTGGAACTAACACGTTAACTTACGATGGTAAAACTACTATAGATAGTGATGCTTCGGCAATTGGCGCACTCGTATTTGATTCAAACTCTAACAAAGTGGTGTCTATTTATCGTGATAGCGGTGTAGGTAAAATGGTGGTTCGTGTAGGCACTGTAACGGGTGCAGACGCTATATCATTTGGCAGTGAAGTTCAAATAAACAACGACAATTGGAATGAACTTAATGCGGTCTTTGATTCATCTGTAAATAAAATAATACTTGTAGGTGTAAATGCTTCAAACAATAATTATGGTATTTCAGTATGTATAACAGTTAATGGTTCATCAGC